TCAATGCCGAAACATCAAGTGCATAATCTACAACATCATTCAATGTGGTTATAAATGCATCTGCTAACGATGTTGCCAATACGTCAGTTCCGCTACATACAGTAAATCTTGCGCCACTACCGCCATAATTGGTGAGTGCTTTTGCTTTTACATGAAGTGTGGAATAGTTCGTCAAATCAACTTTTGACGTTGTAACAATCAAACTTTTTGCAGATGCCGACGTTTTCGACAACTTATCAGAACCTAAAACCCATCCGTCAAAAGTTGCGCCGTTTACGATAAAAGAACCTGGGTTGGAACAACCTACATTCCAAACGCCATTATCATACAAATAGCGCTTGCCTACGCTCTGCCCCCCCCCGATATTGCGAATAGATATTAAAGCCATGTGATTAAACCCCCCTTACTCTTAATCTTAAGGCTACCGTTGTTTCTTCCGAAGCGTATACATAAAAGCCACCTTCTGCTTTTGTACAGTCTTTAGACAGCTTGTAACTATCTTCGGTTTCTGCATCGGTCATAACTTCGCCTTCTGTTGCTGAGATAACCTGACCGTCAAGTGACTCGTCCGCATCCGTGTTGTCAAAAACTTCAGTTTCAATCAACTGCTTATAAGGGTAAGTAGTGTTGTTTCTTGTGTTGTCGTTTGTAACCCACGAAGTAGTTATCGGGAAGTCATGAATAACGGTCTTATTCTGTATCGTCTGAGCGTTATCGTCAGCCTTTTTCTCAAGTTTTCCCATTGCCTGATTAAGTGTATCAGTGATAAGAATCGCTGCTGCAACTTCGGCTTTGGAATAACCTTCCATGTGAATATCGTCGGGTGATGCAGAAACTTCGATAATACTTCCTGTGTTGTTCCAAGATACTCCGTTATCGGTCGAAAACTGAAACTCGTTTTGGTCGAAACGAATGTTAGTTATCTGCTCAGATTCAACTGCCTTGCCAGCATGAGCGTTCAACTCTGCAACCAACGCATTGAGCTTGTCGAGTGCAAGGTTTGCTAACTCGTCCAGGATGGCCTGCATTTCTGAAGTTGTAACATTTGGCGTATCGGGTTTTCCAGTATTGCCTTTATTGGCTCTTTCTTCCTCTGTAACGCCGTTGTAAGTATATGACATAATCTTTACTCCTTATCCTTTGAAGTTTCCGTTTTCGATAAACTCAAGCGCCACATCGTACAATGCAAAAGGTTCATCAACTGCATCGTTCGAGAAGCGCAAACGGAATTTGTCAACTTTCTTAATTCTTAACTTTAACGGACATACCTTTTGGGTTTTGTCACAAGAATAAGTAAGTTTTGAGTAAATGAGGTTTTTGTAACTGAAATAACGTGCAAACGTATCATCTTTCTTAATGAAAGTCCAAAGTCCTCTTTCCATTGCCCAAATCGAAACTGAGGTTGCAACTGCGGCTTCAACCCGGATTGCTAATGATTTTAAGGACTTGTTTTTGTAGAATAGCTTGCCGTCAAAGTCGGGTGTTTCCCACTCTGCGTTGATCGCTTCGCCATCATCGTTGTAGGAAGTCTGTAAGGTCTTGTCTGTATAGAACTTGCAAACTTTACCGTCTTCAGTTCCGAACCACAATTCTTCATTCTTTACCCACATGCATCTAACAGGCATGTTTGTGCGATAAAACGCAACGTACTGTCTTGTTGCATAAGGCATTGATTTGTCTGTCATAACAGGTTGTAGGCCATCTAAGATGTATGCTACTCCGTTAAGGCATAACCAATACATATCCTTGTACACGCATGCAACCGCTTTTTCCATGTTAGGTTCGTATATTAGTTTTCCGTTTGCAAAGAATGAACGGTTCTGTGCGTACTTTTCACCCGTTATATCCTGCGCTGTAACTGCGTATACGCCCTGAGAAGTAAGGAATAATGGTTCAGTCGCTAAATAGGCAAACGAATTAGGTGCGATAGCTCCTGCGCCTTGTAGCGAGTTAGAAACACGGAATATAACCTTGCTGTCCGAATCCGTTACACCGTTTCGCATGATGATGTTCTGGTCTCGTTCTTTATCGTCTTTGTGCGTAGCTAAGTGTGAAGATATTACCGAATATCCCACGATTGCTGACGAATCGGAACCAAGTCTTGAATATCCTAAGTCTGCGAAGTATGTAGGATCGTAGCTTTCCGAGTGCCAATCGTAATTTACAAAATCGGGATTGCCACTAAGGAATAATCTGTCGTTACTTCCGTTTAATCCGTATAACGTACCAATGGTACATTTATTGATACGGTCTGCATAACCTTCAACGGTTCTGTAAGCCGTAATCTTTACGTTGTCTTCGCCCGTAACAGGACTTGCGCCAGGTGCGGTCCCAAATGTAACCACGCCTGTTTGTCTGTCTACGGTGAAGTCTGTGTTTTCAACCTTATCAACCCATTCGCCTTGTGCGTTCATTATCTGTGCCGTTACTGCGGTATCATCAAGTCCACCGAAGGACAATGAATACTTAACAGTTCCCGAAGTTCCTAAGAACGCTTCTGTGAATCCGGGCTGTAAAAGGTTTAATGACTCATAAGGTGTGCCACCACCCGAAGGATCTCTTGAAATGGTGATAGTCGGAATATACGCCTTATTAGAAACAGGCTCTACACGATGTACTGTTGTAGTTACGTCATTCTCGGTAACTTCTTCTTGGTAATAAACAAGCATCTGTTTACCGTCAATGATGTATAACTTGTCGTTAAACTGCCATGACTTTGATAATGCATCGTTGCAGTCTGAGTAAACAACATCGTCACCATGATAAAGCTTTGTTCCTGCATGAATAAGATATTCTGAATCACCCCTTAATGAGTGGCAACCGTTAATCTTATAACCTGTGAATACTTCATCGTTTGTTTCGCCAAATCTCTTTACTGTGTGCCATCCCATTGACTTTCTTACTTTTCCCGGAACGTCACGAACCATGTTCTGTCCGTTCGGTGTTCGTCTATCGTCAATGTTTGCGGGAGAGTTTGTGAAGTCAACTCCGAGAAATTCGCTAATCACTTTGATTGACTTCGCAGGTGATTTGGGTACTTTGAATGAAACAGCCATTATAACCACCCACTTTCAACGATAAATCGCTCTGCTGAAGGTGCTACGTTGCTATCTCTCAATGCTTCAAATGCAACCTCAAATTCATTTCTGTAAGTGGTTGCAATTCCGTTATCATCGTCTTTATAAAGCTGTGATGCCATATAAAGCGGTAACAAGGTAGCGACTTCGGGATCTAAAACCATTTCTGTTGAATCGGGTGTAACCGAAGTGATTTCCTGTGGGTAAGCCTTGTAATAGATTCTAAAGTTACCCGGAGTATCACGGTCGAGCAAAAGTACCTTATCTCCTTCCTGAAAGAAGTCGGAAGTATTCTCATAACGTGTGGTTGATAAATCGCCTTCGTAAGCAATTGGCGAATCGTCAAGCATGTAAAAATCAGGGGCCAACTCTTTAAGGTCGTATCTGACCTTTTCTGCGTAGGACTGTACTTCTTCGTCCGACTCAAAGTTAGCCGTATACATAGCAATGTTCTTTAAAGCAATCGGGAAGTCGGACTCAATCTTTAAGACAACGTGCTTGTCTTCGGGATTGTCAACCAGCTTTCTTACTTCTGAATATCCCTGTTTGCTTGACAATGCAAATGTGACGGGCTCTTCTGCTCCGTCAACTGTGATTGTCGCTGTGCCTACACCGAAGTATTCAAAGTAAAGACTTCTGATACCGTCTGCTTCAAATGTCAATTCGCCACGCTCCATAGACGCTATATGCTTACCCGTATTACCTAAACGGTTTGTAACGGGATTATGTGCTATGTCGATAAACTTTTTTATGAACTTTCCAGCCGTGGAAAGCCTTTGTAGTCCCTCATTGGCAGCTTGTGGCATACTTGCTATGTAGTCCTTTGTGGACGTATCATTTGGAATCGTAGAACCGTCTGCTGCAAACAACTTTTGGAGTGTTGCTAATTTAATGTCGTACCATGTACTCATTTTTCAACCTCTACTTTTTCTTCGTGGTGGTTTTCTTCTTAGGGGTAGATTTCTTTACGGGTGCTTTGGGAGTTTCTTTCTTTACTTCCGCAACAACCTCTTCTTTCTTTTCTTCTACAACGGAAGCAACTTCTTTTTCTTCTTCATCGCTTATCAATGTAAGAATAGGTCTATCGGCTGAATCAAAACCGACGCACTTTGAAGTCAACTTGTGTCCGTGTATGTGTTCAATAAATAACTCGTCTAATTTCATTTCGCTTCTCCTAATAAAAACCCCACCCCTCCGAAGAGGGGCGAGGTAATGAGGGGGGTATCCTATGAAAGTGAAGAACCGGAAGCTGCGCCACCCATGATAATGTGCTGCCAAGCGTTGAAACCGCAACCTGCTCTGTAACGACCTGAGAAGTTGAGGTCTGCTGAGTTGTGATCTACCCAATCATCAACTTCGAGTGCAACTCTGTCGTAGAACATGTTACCACGAAGTTCCTTGTTGGCTTCTGATGACATGATGATGTAAGGCTTCTTTGATAAGCCAGGAGTCTTCCAAAGAGGGTTAACAACAAGCTTAATCTTGCCTTCGAGAACGTTGATATCGTTGTAGTTTGAACCAACGGCCTGCTTTGAACCGATAATCTTCTGAATGAGCTTTTCAAGTGCAGGTGCATCTGAAGGAATCATGATTGTATCGAAATCATATCCCATAGGCTGTTCTGAAGAGTTAACGAAGTTTCTACCAACGTTCATTAACTTGTAAAGAACTGTATCATCTGAACCAAAGTCATTTGTGAAGATGTTTGACTGTGTGCCTGAGCCCTTGATTGAAGGGTGGTTTGTAGCAAACAAAGCGCCCTTATCGTTACATGAAGCATCAAGTGTCTTTCCGCCCCACTTAACTGTTGTAGCTGTTGCGCCTGTTAAAAGTGCGGTAGCTTCTGCTAAACGGGATCTCTTGTATGCTCTCATGAAGCCTTCAGCCTTAACCTTCATGTCTTCAACCTTCTTGTCTTCTAACATTACCTTAGTAATGGTGAAGCCTTTAAGCATCTGCTCATGAACGATAAGCTTGTCGAAGCCTTCCTGAATTTCATCCTGAACGGCCTTGCCACCTTCAGGAACGATTTCAAAGTCACTAAATTCGGTAACGCTACCAAGCTTTTCACCGAACTGGTCTGACTTCTTAACGTTGAACATAGCATTAAGTGTGTCATCGTACTTGTTCTTCTCTGTGTCAAAGTCAAGCAACCATGAACGAATCGCAAGGTCTGTGTCTTTCCATAATCCGTTGTTTACGCCGGAGTTTTCAGAAAATTTAATAGCCATAATATTGTCTCCTTATTTCTTAGAATCTTACAGTGATGTTATCACCGTCAACGTCAACTACTTCTGCGACACCACTTGTTGTTGTGTCTGTGATCTGTAATCCGTCTGTATGGATTGTATACTTAGCACCAACTGTGTATGTAGCTGCTGTGGTAGCAGTTGTAACGTATTCCTGTGTGCTTTCAACCTGCATAACTGAAAGTGTATCGCCTGCCTTAGCAGTCTTCTTTTCAGCAGAAATGTAAACAGGCTTTGTTGTGCCAGTACACTTTGTAACTTTTCCGCTTGAGATTTTCAAAGCTTCGCCAACAACGAAAGCTTCATCTGCTGTTGCCGGAACCTGAAGTGTTGTAGGAACACTAATACCGGTATTG